ACTCCGGAACAACTAAACTAGTGTAACTTGTAGGAAATATTTTTGCTGGATTTAATAAATCAGCCAATGAGTTTAAATTTTGTGTTTGGCAATTTAAGATTGTTAAAATATCTTTTAAATCATTACCAACCAATACAGAAAATGCTCCAAATATTTTTTGTTCCTGAATAGCAGTTACATCTGAGCCATTGATGATAATATCTGTAATTTCTGTGGTGGTCAATCCACTGTACACTAAAGCAACAGTAAGAGCCTCTGTTACCGCATTGTTTGCATTAAGTGTTTTTAAAAAATTACTCGGCAAACCAAATTTGTCTATCGTGTTTAAATTTATTACTTTGCCTGATTTTATTAAATCTTGACCCCAAAATAACATCGATTGATTAACTCCTGCAATGTCCGCAGTTGTTAAATCATTCATATTACTAAAAATGCCTTTTAAAAAAGTTTTACTATTTACAAATGTGTTGATGGTTTGGTTTGTTTGTACTTTATAACTGTAGCAATTTATAAAATCTTGACAAAACTGCCTATAAGAGTTTAATTGTGACGCAGGATTTATGTTTCCACTCAACGATGCGTTTGCCCTTCCTGCAAGATACTTTATGAAACCCAAACCATTTAAATATCTATAACTGTCAATTGCAATTGTAGCTCCGACAATAGGATACGTAGATGGTGCTGAATTTCCTAAGGCAGGTATTGTACTAGATCCTATTTTATTTAAATTAGCTAAGACTGTAGCACTAACAGGTAATGCTACCGCTAGTGACATTGCATTATATAATGTGTTTAAAACAGTATTTGATATTACTGAACCGTTAGTAACAGATGCGGGAAGTCCTAACGGAGTAGCGAATCCAATATTGTTATTAGTGGAAGTGAAAACACCGGTGTTTGCTGCATATGTTCCTACACCAGATATTAAACAAGAAGATACATTTACACTTAAGGGAGATTGTTGACCTTGTAAACTCATGGGCAAAATATGTCAGGGCTACCTGTGACGATACTATGTCCACAGCTATTTCCCGAACCTACTCTAAGCACAGGACATCCCTCAGCAAAAACACTTGGACTACCATTTGTAGTCGTAGCCGCACGATGCGGCGGGTGAGGGTCACCCCATGGTGCGTGTGGTGTTATTCGGCTTACATGTAAGCCTACTGGTATACCATTCGCAAATACAGTCCCTGCACCTCGCATTATAGCTCCGCCGGGTTGATCTGTATCACCTTTTCTACTTAATTTTGGCATCCTTATCCTAATATAATTTGCTTTTCAGGTACTTGTATACCGGTAGTAGCTTCAATATACTTTACCTTTACTTGTTCATTCGTATCAGCAACAATTGCGACACTATTAATATTTAGTCTAAAAATACCGTTCATATCTGTAGTAAATAGGCTAGGAACCATTCCTATACCCTTTTGACTAGGAGCAATGCTCACAGGCTCACTGATTTCAACGGTTTTATCAGTAATTTTTATGACTTTAGCGACTAATTCTTCTCCACTATTTAATTTGAACGAATATACTTCATTTATGTTAAGATCCATGTTTATCCCATTAATTTTCTATGTAATTCTGTATATCCACCAATTAATTCTTCGTCAATGAATATCTGCGGCACTGCACGTGCATTTGGCACTGCTTCTAATAATTGTTCTTTAGACCAGTCTTTAGTTATATTTCTTTCTTCAAACTCAATACCCTTTAACTTTAATAAAGCCTTGGCTTTATCACAAAAAGGACACATGTCCTTACTCCAAACTATTGCTTTCATTTTTTCCTCTTATAAAACTGGTAACGCATCGTAATCTACAGTGTCACTCATAACACCAATTACGTAGTTTGTACTTTCGTTTTCTTGTAAAGCAGTTTGCTTTTTATTGATATTCACATGTTTATTGAACCATGGAATAGGACTTGTTTTTGGATGATTTTCTAAATACTTAATACCAATATCCTTAAGCCTGTTAAAAGCAGTCCAGTCTACAAAATCTTTAAGTATATCTGCATTTAGTCCTATTACAACACCCTTACTAAAAAGATAGTCAGCCCAATCTTTTTCTTCTTTGATTACCTCTAAGTACATATTGTAAACTTCCTGTTCACATTCGATTTTTGCTTTTGCAAACCTTTCATCTTCTTTCACCACTTGATTAATTAAATATGCAGTCCATTCAGTGTGCAGTAATTCATCTTGTAGTATAAGACTTATAATATTACCATTACCAATGTATATTCTATTCTCCACCATTGCAAGACTAGTAGCAAAACTAACCATAAAACGCAATGCTTCTAGTGCGTAACTTGCATTTAGTGCCATCCATATAGCTTTAATATGACTTTCTTCACTAACTGCTTTTTGAGATGTTTCCTTAAAACAGTTCAGTTGATGTAACTCCTCGTAGTAACGACCAACATTTGCTGCCATTTCAATAATTTCTTTTGTGTCATGTATCTTGTTAAATTCTTCTTTAGGTACACCATACACATTACGAATGATATGACTATATGATTTGCTATGTATATTAGTTTCAAAGAAACTCCAGTTGTTAACTAGTGCTTCTAGTTCTGGAATACTAATCACTGGACTGAATACTTGTGAGGGCGCACGACCTTGTATACTATCAAGTGCAGTTTGACGCAATAGATTACTAGTAAAAATATGTTTTACTGCCTCACTAGCTTCTTTATGATCAATCTTATCTTTAGTCAAAGTTATTTCTTCAGGCACCCAAAAAAATCCACGTGCTGTTTCTTCGTATTTGGCAATTTTGGGATATTTTACCTCCTCAAATCTTTGTACTGTTACAGGCCCTGCAGGATCCAAAAACATTGTACGTTTTAAATAATTTGTTTGTTTTGTTAAATTATATTGTTCTTTACTCATAATACACATGCCTCACAAGCTTCTTCATCTTCTAAAGGTTCTAGTTTTGTAAACTCAATTACGTTATCTTCTTTTAGTGCAGCCTTTGATCCCACTTTGTTTATCAAACTATAGTAAATGGTTTTTAGTCCCCATTTATAACCTAACATTAAGTTTTTCGCTATCAGCGTAGCACTAACTTTACCTTCTGGAAAAAATGCAGGATTATAAAAAGTATTTGTGCTGATACTCTGATCAATGTAAGCTGCCAAAACGGCTGACGTTTTTAAATAATCTACACAATCCTGTTGTTCCCACATTAATTGATAACGATTCTTTAACCTCTTGTATTCTGGCACTACCTGAACAAAACTACCAGCTTTACTTTCTTTGACGCTAATTAATTCCATTGGCAATTCAATGCCATTAGTAGAATTTAATACTACACTAGAACTTTCAACTGGTGCGATTGCCATTAATGTAGCATTACGAATACCGTATTTTTTTAATTTCTCACGTAGTGCTTCCCAATCCATGCTAGGACTAAAATCTGTTAGTTCATTAACTCCTTCTGCTCTACGCTCCCAAGGAAAAATGCCCTTGCCGTAGTATGTACGACTACTGTTCTTGCATGCTCCACGTTCTTGTGCTAACTCGACACTAGTTTCAGTAAGATAATATGCTTGATGTTCCATCCAACGTTTTACTTCTGCAAGCCCATCGGCTGTTCCATACTTTAAATGGCGCTTTGCATGCCAATATGCTAAATTAGTAATGCCGACGCCCAATGGTTCAAAATCTTCATTTGCTAATTTACTTTGAACACTTAAGAAGTCCTGATAATTTAACAAATTACTTAAACTGCGCACAAGAACTCTACAAGCTTTTCGCATATCTTGTGGATTTTTAAATGCGCCCCAATTAACACTACCCAATGTACAGAGAGCGATACGCCCATTTACATCTTCAATTCGCTGAAATGGTTTAGTAGGCAATAGTATTTCTTGACAAAGATTACTTTGATATATTGGATCAACCGTAGTATCAAAAGGGCCTTGATTAATTACGTTATCTATATTAACCATGTAGATACGACCTGTATCTGTCCTTTCTTTCAATATACCATTTTTGAATATTTCTACGGCTGGTAAAACCTTTTTACGTAATCCTTTTTTATGTTCATATATATTATACAAACGTTCGAATTCGTTTGTGTCACTATAGAATGCTTCATACAAATCAGGAACTTCGTGTGGATCAAATAGTGTTATGTTCTGATTATTCTTATAACGATTCCAAAACATCTTATTTACGACTACACTATAGTCTAATTGGCGCACACGTGTTTCTTCTGTACCTTGATTATTCTTTAACACAATTAAATCTTCAAACTGATAATGCCAAATAGGAAATGTAACCGTACAACTTGCATTGCGCACACCCCCTTGACTACAACTACGTAGATCGGCGAACCATTTCTTTAGAAAAGGAATCATACCAGTGTGTTTAATTTCACCGTTGCGTATAGGTGATCCTAATGGGCGGATACGACCTATCTCTAAACCTATGCCAGCACGTTTGCTAGCATATTTTGCCATCATTTCACCAGCAGCAAAAATTGAATCAAGAGTATCATCACTACTAATAAGGACACAACTACTAAATTGTTTAGTAGTTGTTCCCAAACCTGCCAACACCGGCGTGGCCAAAGTGAAATGCCCGTCACTAGCACACTCATAATATTCTTTAACATATTTTAATCTCTTTTCTTTAGATTCATTGTGAAAAGCAGTTGCAGCAGCGATTGCATATCTTACTTGCGGTGTTTCAAAAATTTGACCAGTAGCACGGTTCTGAACTAAGTACTTTTCTGCCAATTGTGCGATAGCCGCATAGGTATAATTTTCGTCCTTGCTATGGTCAATAAAGAGATCAATGATGTCCCATTCTTCTTTCGAATACCATTCAAGTAATTCATTGGTATACATTCCTAGGTCTACATTTTTTCTCACGATATCGTATAGACTAGGAGGGTCATATTGACCATACACTTCTTTACGCAGCATGGATACTTTTTGTCTACCTGCTACATATTGATAATTTACGTCATTAATATCTGTGTTTTCACTTTCATCAATTAGATCGACCATTGCCTTCAATAGCAACTCGTCTATTGTTTTTGTGTGTATTCCGTCGTGAAGTTGTATTTGTGCTTTAATTTCTATCATACTAGGACTAACGTTATCGATGCCCTTGCACCCGTATGCTACTTGTCTTTGTATCTTGCTTATGTCTAATGGGACTGATTCGCCGTTGCGTTTTACTACGTTTATATTCATGTTTTATGTGCCTATTATAATTATTTGAATGGGTTACTGCAGGTGATAAGATATTTAATGTGTGTTACAGGATAAACTACATATATATTTTACGTATCCTGTAAGACTAGTGTTTTTACTTTAATCTTGCTAGGTGATCACTGATGTCAATTTCGCTCTTTATTGTGAAATCTGCTACAGTATTTGTCTCAACTGTATTAGGCCAGTAATTAAGAAAAAATTCGCTGTTTACAACAACCAAAATAACGTCATTACCAAACTTATCACTAGCATTAACCATTCTTACATTTTTTTCTCCTAATAGATGTAAAGTATAGCACATTCCTAATGCTTTAGCAACATTGCAATATAAATTTTCTACCAAAAGTTCCCAAGGATTTGGCCAATTAAGGGTATCCTTAATATGCAAATAATGATTCACTGTGGGTGCTTGCTGCCACCAATAGTCTATTTTAATACATTTTTCTTTCAAATTAGAATTTTTTACCTCTTGTTTAAGGTCATGCCAACTTTGTAATCTAGTCTCATAATCAATTTGAAAGATGTTCATTTATTGTTGTTGTTAATAGTGATAAATCTGCACAGGTATATTTTTGATAGCTATGTGCTAGCTCCGGAGGCATTGGTATTTTTTCAATTGTAGCGCCGGTTTGAATTGCAATACCTGAAGCAATTTCCATAAAACTTTTTGTACTACCAGTACCAACATTATAAACTCCCTGAGATTTTATTGATAAAAATGTTTTATGAATTTCAATTACCTTGTTTACGTGTATGAAATCTCGCATATAAGCTTGGCTATTTTCAAAAACCTTTATAACTCCATTTTCGCTAGCCTGTTTACTAAATTGAGTGTACGGGCTAGCTTGGCTTCCTTTATGTTCTTCATTGTGTCCATAAACATTAAAATATCGAAACCCTTGAATACTTAAATTCAAATCTTTTGCTATATCATGTTTTGATTGAGCGTATCTTTCAAACATATATTTGCTCCACGCATAAGGTGTGCGAGGATCTACAGGAGCATCTTCTCTAAAATTTTCATTAAGACCATAAACACTAGCACTGCTGCTATATTGAAAATTTACTTTTAGCTGTAAACATTTATCAAGTAACATGCAACTAAAATCATAATTTTGTGTCATAATTTTTTCTACATTTTTTTCAGTTGTACTTGAAATAGCACCAATATGAATTACACAATCACAATCAGAAATGTTAGGAAATTCCTCTTCCCACTCGTATGTGATTATGTCGTGATCTGTAGATAAGGCTTTAACCATATTACTTCCAATAAAGCCTTTATGACCTGTAATTAATAATTTCATTCTTCGTTTGTTTGTTCAGCTTGTTGTTTTTGGCTATCACCCGGTAGTATTCGATAGTTGTCCTCCACACTGTCAGGAGTACTGACCTCGACTATAGTGCCTTCTTCTATGCATATAAGTTGATGCGGTGTTAATGGTGGGTTTCTCCAAACATTACCTCCAGCTAATTCCATTTCATAATGTGTGGCATTAGTTAAATCTATGTATCTTAATATAAATTTCCCAGACAAAACTAACCATGTTTCATCTTTTTCTTTGTGAAAATGCATACTAAATCTACTATCTTTTTTAAAAGATAGCAATTTGCCACAATACTTATCATTTGTAGTAAAAATAAATTCACTACCCCATCCTTTTTCTACTTGTCCTTGAAGTCTTTCAGACATTCTTAATCTCCTCTAATGTTGGTGCATAAACTCCAATATGTTGAATTGTTAGTGTACTTGCTTTTACTGCAAATTCTATTGCTTCAACAATATTTTTACTTTCTAAATATCCATACGTTAGTGCTGACAAAAAGGTATCTCCGGCACCACATACATCAAATGCCTCTACGTTGCTTGCTGGAATCTTTTTGTCTTTATATTTAACTCCTTCACTACCCAAAGTAACAATTAATTCACTAGGGAACGTTTTCGCAGCTTCGTATTCTTTATGATTAATTTTTACAAAACATCCTTCAAATCTTTGTAAATCAGTTTTTTTAGTATCAACGAAAATAGGTCCTTTATATGTAGTAATAAGTTTTTCTACTAACTCATATGTGACTGAGCCTTTATTATAATCACTAATCACAATTGCATCAAAAACGGATAGATCATAATTAATATTGACAGGGCGACTTAATGCATCTTGGTCAATTCTTAATAACTGTTGTTTACTTTTTAAATCTATAATTCTTGTTTTTATACAAGTTTTTACTCCGTGTTCAAAATCAACGTCACAATTTAATGCTAATAAATTTTCTTTTACATTTGCTGCCATACCAGGTTTGGATTCAGTTTTAATGAATGCTAACACCGGCACAGGAGCTTCAGGACTTAATCTATCTACAGTCCCGTATTGATATTGGTCAATCCCATTATCCCCTATCAGCAATATCTTGTATTTTTTGTGTTGTGCTATATCCATCTATTCTATCAAAAAACACTAATTCTTTACAAACACTTTCACCAATTATTGGTTTGTCTTTGTAGTCACTGCCCTTTACCATTACATCATGAACTGAAACAAGCCACTCTAATTCATCATCAGTATCAAATATATAAACGTCATTGACTGCTTTCAATGCTATTAGGGCGTTTGTTCTTTCTTTTTGATCTTGTATAGGTCTATCAGGACCTTTTAATTGTTTAACTCTTTCATCACTATCAATTGCAACTGCTAAAGTTTCACCTAAAGTTTTTGCATATTCTAGCAAGGCTATGTGACCCTCATGCAGTAAATCAAATGTACCATTTACAAAAACTTTTTTCATATTTTACCCTCTTCAAATTGATCCCATAATGCTTTCCAATCAATGTATGGATCTTTTTCTGTATCTGCTTGAGCATGTAATGCTATACTTGGAATAGGAGTGAATAGTAGACATCCTCTTTCATTGAACAATCTATTTATAGTTTCGTCTTCCATCACACTATCTACAGCGTGTTTTCCCATGGCGTCAAATAAATCAAAGTTTTTCATCAATGTCGGATGATCTACCATAAAGCAACTAGCAGTACCAAATGCTGTTCTCCAATGCCGTTTGATTCCTAAATGAACAGATACTAATGGCTGTCTGTTAGGAGGTATCCCATATCTATATGGATCATCAAATGGATATATGCATACAGGTAATTTAGATTTTTCACTAAATCTAAAATATGCATCTAGCATTTCATACATGCACGTTTCAAAATAAAGATAATCATCTTGTGCAAAATAAACTAAATCTTTGCCTTTATCTCTGCCATATTCATAACATGCAAGAATGCTTGGCATAATTCCACGTGTTTCTAAATGTCGCAATTCATATTGAAAATTACACTCAGACAAAATAGAATCCAATCTTTTAAGAAAAGGTTCATCACTATGGTCATCTAACACTACAAGTTTTATGTTAACTTCATTTGGCTTTTCTTTTTTGCAATGATTTAATGTGTTTACTAATGATTTTATACAGCGATAACTAATCTCGCTTTTATCTTGACACATGTACCTAGTAATTTGTTTTTGATTATTTGTTAGGCTGTGACTTTGTAAAACTACAAGCAAATCTACCATGTTATCCCCAAGTAAAATTAGGGTTTCTATTAGCTGTACTGACCGCCTCTGTTGATGTTCTTGTGATTCCTTTTTCAAGTACAACCATACTATTATGGAAGGTTACTGACTTTAAATTTTTAAATGCTTTTTCTAATGCAGGTGGCGCACTTTCTCTTATGTGAGGTGCGTGTAATAAATCAACAAGTTGTTTAGCAAATTCAATAAAGGTTCCTTTTTTGTGTAAACCACCGCCCCACTCTGGCCAATAACTAGTATGTGTATCTTCAATAACGTAGATACCATTATCATTTAAAATTGGAAATAGTGTTAATAAAGTAATGATTTGATGATCACTATCATGACTACCATCATCTATTATGATATCAAAATTTGAATGGCTACTTAAATATGCGTTCCAATGCTCCAAACTACTTTGGTCCACACAAGCATAATTTACCTTAGCATCGTCAAATTTATAATCTAGAAAATCTTTGTTAATGTCAACTGCATGAAGGTCAACTTCATTGTCAAAATACTTGAGCCACAATTCAACACTACCACCGTGTGCGACCCCAATCTCTAACATTTTAGGATTTTTACCTATATAGGGATTAAGAATTTTATCGTAAACTTCAAAATAATTATTCCACTTTTTACTAAGTAACTTTAACTTGTAAAAAATATCGTATGTACTTGTCATAGCATGACACTCGCACATTTTAAGAAGAATAAGTGATTGAATACATTCAATCTACTTTGGAATAAATGATAGAACATTTCATTACCGTCCTTGTCTACAAACGTAGTGCCGATACCAAATTGTGGGTCACCGTCACGTAAGTCCCAAGGTTTACGTTCTCCTGTATTCCAATATGGAATTTCTTCATATTTGCTTGGCATATACATTTCCATTTCTATACCTTGCTTTTCTGCTTCATAAGCTAACTCTTCACCTATGTCGCTACGTGCGTTTGGTTTCCAACTAGGCTTACCTAATTTTTCGTACATTTCTTTAGTCAATGCAATACAGCTAGGAGCAGGATATATGTGTTTACCATTCTCTAAATGATTACTGCGCTGCACGTTACCAATTAGAACACCTTCTTCTGCACGTTGAAATGTATATTCTAGTGCATGTTCACTTAATGGCACACAATCAATATCAAGCATCAGTATAGTGTGATAATTATCTTCGTAAAAAAGTTTTTCTAGCCCATACGTAATAACTTCGTCTGGTGTCATTTCCCCGTCTGGTTTTTTATAATGCAAATATTCGTATTTGCATAACTTATTTTTGTTAAACTTAGCAATCATCTGCTTTTGTAGGTAAGATATCTTATCTTCTATTTGATGATTACTATATGTAAATATAGCACGTTTTTTCATAATTTTCTCTTGGTAAAGTTGTTTGGTACTTTTTCTTTGGAAATGATACACGAAACTGTTGACTAATGCAAATTTATATCCTAAATTAGGTAAAACTGAATGAAAAAGTGTCACATCATTGGCGTAT